TACACCATAACAGCTACAGCTACAGCCAATGCGTCCGACACAGGTAACGGCGGGTCTTCAGTGGTTGGTGCGTATCAGATACGTACAGGTGAGCCTTACGAAGTTCCGTTGACAGGGTGGAGTGGAGGTACTTGGGGCGCTGGTGTATGGGGTACAGGTGGCACTTCGACTGAATCTATTCGGCTTTGGAGCCAATCCAATTTCGGTGAAGACCTGATATTTGGACCACGAGGTGGTGACATCTTCTACTGGGATGCAACCAACGGCGTAGAGACTCGGGCTGTATACCTAAACACGCTATCAGGTGCGTCGAACGTACCCACCAAACAAAACTTTATTCTTGTATCTGACGTTAGCCGATTTGTCTTTTGTTTCGGTTCAAACTCGCTGGGCTCTGCAACGTTCGACCCTATGCTGATTCGGTGGTCTGATCAAGAAGACCCTGCAAATTGGACGCCAGCGGCTACAAACCAAGCAGGTGACCTACGACTGTCTAAAGGTACAGAGATCGTAACGGCCAAACAGGCACGCCAAGAGGTGCTCGTTTGGACTGATTCTTCCGTGTATTCGCTCCAATACCAAGGCGCTCCGATCGTTTGGGGCGTGCAGTTGGTAGGCGACAATATCTCCATCGCTTCTCAAAATGCGGTCGGGTTCTCTGGCGGCGTTGCTTATTGGATGGGCAAAGACAAGTTCTATTCCTACGATGGACGTACGCAAACGTTACCTTGTGACGTTCGGCGATTTGTATTCAACGACTTCAACGAGTTGCAGTACGACCAAGTATTTGCAGGCACAAACGAAGCATTCCACGAGATATGGTGGTTCTACTGTTCGCAAAACAGCCAGACGATCGACCGATACGTTGTCTACAACTACCTCGAAAAAACGTGGTACTACGGCACGATGGCGCGCACAGCGTGGCTTGACTCTGGACTGCGTAACTACCCACTAGCGGCTTCATACACATACAACTTGACTAACCATGAGTTTGGCACCGACGACAACGAGACAGGCACTCCTGTGCCGATTTCAGCGTCTATCACGTCTGGGCAGTTTGATATAGATGACGGGGATCGGTTTGCATTTATTTGGCGCTTGATGCCGGATATGACGTTTGATGGCTCTACGACGGACGACCCCCATGCCACTATGAGCTTGTTGCCGTTGGCTAACTCTGGTTCGGGTTACAACAGTCCTACATCTGAGGGAGGGTCCAACTCTGGTACGGTAACACGTACGGCTACAGTGCCTATTGAGAAGTTTACAGGACAGGTAAACACGCGCGTGCGTGGCCGTCAGATGTCTATCAAAGTTGAATCAGATTCTCTTGGAGTTCGATGGCAATTAGGTTCACCACGAGTGGACATGCGCCCTGACGGGAGGCGCTAATGGCTAACGAATTAGAGCGCCCTGCTCCTCCTGCGTTGCCGCTTGCAACCGAGACTTACGATCGCCCGTTTATGGATCAGAACAGTAATGTTCTGCGCTTGTTTTTTACCCGCCTTATAAACACCATCGATAACTTAGTCAGCACTGATGATGGTGGTAAGTTTCTTCATTTTCCGTATGGTGTTTTTTACAGCACCGTAGACCAAACAGCGACAAACCCTAATACAGGTTATGCAGTTACGTTTAATACGACCCGCGCCAGCAGTGCAGTTACTGTCGCAAGTAACTCTCGTATTACTGTTGGTAACGATGGGGTGTACCACATAAAGACAACACTGCAACTTGAGTCTACAAACAGCTCTTCTAAAATTGTGTCTATCTGGTTGGCGGTAAACGGCACAGCTCAGATTAACAGTGCACATGAGTACGTTATTTCAGGGTCTGGCAACAAAGATATAGCCAATTGGAACAGTTCATTAGCGCTTTCCGCTAACGATTATATGGAAGTGTTTTGGGCTACTGATGACGTAAACGTCACCCTTAACGCAAGTGCCGCGTCTTCACCTCGACCTGCTGTTACATCTGCATCGGTTGCGGTAACATTTGTTAGTAATACATAACGGCTGGGCAACTAAATGGCGTATTACGTAGGCACAAAAGAGTTTCCCAGCATTACTGCGGCGCTGGGGTACCTACGTGCAAATAGACCGCCCGGTCTTGGAATTACGACAAAACCGGTAGGCGAAAAACCTGCACCTATTACAAAACAACCTGCTCCCGCTCCTGCTCCGCCTGTAAAAGGAGCACCTCCGCCAAAACAAGCGCCTATTGTGCGCCCTCCTGCGCCAGCTCCTGCTCCTGCTCCTGCACCAGCTCCTGCACCAGCTCCTGCGCCAGCTCCTGTTAGGTTTCCTACACCGCCACAAAATGAACGAGAAGATAGAGAACTACAGGAACGTATTCGTGCGGAAGCAGAAGCTCGTGCTAGAGCCGAGGAAGAAGCTAGGCGGAGAGCCGCTGAAGAAGCCGCTCGTAGGAGGGCCGAAGAAGAACAGCGTAGACAGCAAGAAGAGGCCAGACGTGCCGCAGAAGAAGCTGAAGCCGTTGCCAGAGCTGAGGAAGAAGCTAGACAACGTGCCGAAGAAGTCGCACGGGTAGCCGCTGAAGCTGAAGCACGCCGCCAAGCGCAATTAGAAGCACAGCGTGCGGCAGAGGCTAGACGTATTGCTGAGGAAGAAGCTGAACGTAGGAGAGCGGAAGAAGAGGCCGCTAGACTCCGCGCAGAAGAAGAGGCGCGTCAACGTGCGGCAGAAGAAGCCGCAAGGGTAGCCGCTGAACGCGAAGCCGCCCGTATCCGTGCCGCACAGGAAGAGGCTCGACGACAAGCAGAAGAACGTGCACAGAGAGAAGCGGAAGAAGAGGCTCGACGGCAAGCTGAGGAAGAAGCTCGTTTACGTGCAGAGGCAGAAGCAGAAGCTCAACGCCAAGCAGAGGAAGCCGCGAGACTTGAAGCTGAACGCGAAGCCGCTCGTATTCGTGCTGAACAAGAAGAAGCGGCTAGACAACGTGCAGAAGAAGCCGCTAGACAACGCGCCGCAGAAGAAGCCGCTAGACAACGTGCCGAGGAACTTAGACGCCAACAGGAAGCCGCTAGACGTGCGGCAGAAGAGGCTGAAAGACAACGTGCGGCAGAAGAGGCTGAAAGACAACGTGCGGCAGAAGAAGAGGCTAGACGTGCGGCAGAAGAGGCTGAAAGACAACGAGAAGCCGCACGTGTTCGTGCTGAACAAGAAGAAGCTGAAAGACGTCGTGTAGAAGAAGCTCGACGCCAAGCCGAAGAAGAACGGCGTAGACAACAAGAAGAAGCCCGACGCCAAGCTGAGGAAGAAGCTGAAAGACAGCGTGAGGCAGAAGAAGAAGCTGAAAGACAACGTGTAGCAGAGGAAGCCGCTAGGCAACGTGCTGAAGAACTTAGACGCCAGCAAGAAGCGGCGGAGGCTATTCGCCGTGCAGAGGAAGCTCAACGCGCCGCTGAAGCCGCCGCTAGACAACGTGCGATAGAAGAAGCTAGACGTCAAGCAGAAGAGCAACGTAGAGCCGAAGAAGAAGCTAGACAGCGTGCGGCAGAAGAAGCCGCTAGACGCCAAGCAGAAGAGACCCGACGCCAAGCCGAATTAGAAGCGCAACGTGCGGCAGAAGAGGCGGAACGTAGACAGCAAGAAGAAGCCGCAAGGGTAGCCGCAGAAGAAGCCGCTAGGCGTGCAGAAGAAGCCCGTGCCGCTGAAGAAGCGGCCCAACGTGCGGCAGAAGAAGCCGCTAGACAACGCGCCGCAGAAGAAGCGCGTATTCGTGCAGAGGAAGAAGCGGCTAGACGCGCCGCAGAAGAGGCGGAACGTGCCGCCGCAGAAGAAGCAGAACGCCGTGCCGAAGAAGCTAGGCGTGTAGCAGAAGAGGAAGCTAGACGTCGCGAAGAAGCTGAAGCTGAAGCGGCTCGACAACGCGCGGCAGAAGAAGAGGCTGAAAGACAACGTGCCGCAGAGGAAGAATCCCGTAGAAATGATTCTGACACCGCGCCGGGGGACGACTCCAGAGAAGGTGGTACAACGTTTCCTCCTACATCTGAGCCTGAACCAGCACCGCCGACAGGGGGGCCAAAAGGATGTCCAGAAGGTTACTTCTATTCTGAGGTAACAAAACAGTGCGAGCCTACGAAACAGGCACCGCGCGAACCAGAGCCAGCGCCAGAGCCAGCGCCAGATGATGAACGGCTATACCCCTATGTTTACACAGCGCGAAACGATGACCTAAACACGGGGCAAAGCAGAGGACCACTAGCTGGCCTTTCTGTTGACATGCTTACCGCACAAGAATTAGCCGGTCGGTTTGCACAAGACACCTATGCCCAAAGAGCGTTTGGAGATTTTGATAATTACATAGGTTATCTAGGAGACCTTTTAGATCTTGCAGAAGAAAACCCAGAAATTGCTTGGTGGGACGGCTACGGATTTAGAAACCTAACTGGATCAAACCAAGATCTTGCTAACTTTTACGGTCTTGCAGAGGAAGATGCTCGAAGCGGTAGTGGCGCAAGAATTGATGCAGAGTCTGCAAACTTAGCGGCGGCTAATGAAGCATTTGAAGCAATGTTGGCGTTGCCAGAGTTTCGCCAGCTTGTTGCTGATCGAGGTATAGAAACACAGTTCAGGCTTAGTAGTAATGACATCTATGTGTTCAATGGATTAACTGCTACTGAAATTCATGAAGGTGCCGATACCTTTGGCGCTTATTTTGAAGCCGCAATGGATATAGCAAACAGGCTTGCGCTTTCTTACATGACAGGTGCAGTAGGTAGTCAAGCATTTGCGGCTCTTCAAGAAGCGGCGACGTTAGGGCAATTAGGCGAATACTCCAGTAGTATTAAGACTGTTTTGGATTTAATGGCTTCTGGACAAACTGGAGCGGCTCTTGAAGCGGCGGCTGTGTTGAATGACATTGGCACCGTAATAGTTAATTTTGATCAAACTATAGGAGAGTTGGATGAGGGTGATGTAGACGACGAGCCTTCTGATATTTTCACAGACGAAAGCGTATTCGACATGCTTAGAGATATTATGTCGGGTACTCAGGGCACTATTGAAGGCCTTGATCCAGAAACTATAGATGCTATTCAAACCGTTTTAGAAGGTTCATCGTCTGAAGAACTACAAGAAGTAGCGGCAGAAATAGCTGAAGCAGGTGGTTGGGAAGAGTGGTTGTCGCAACAACCTACTGGAGATCCCGGCGGTCAAGAACCTGAACCCGAACCTGAGCCAGAACCTGAAACAGAAGCTCCCGAACAACAGACTATATCTTTAGAGGACTTCCGAGATCAGTTTCCTGATATTGACCCCGAAGAGTACATGGAAGGCGGTACGTGGACTGACCCAGATACTGGTACTGTTTATGTTATTAACATACCTCCAGAGTTTCCTGACGAAGAGATAGAGCTTGAGCCCGTGCCAGAACCTGAGCCAGAGCCAGAAGAAACTGAAGAAGAAACTGAAGAAGAAACTGAAGAAGAAACTGAAGAAGATTCAGAAGAAGGCGATCCTGCGGAAGAAACCGAAGAAGAAACCGAAGAAGAAACCGAAGAAGAAACCGAGGAAGAAACCGAGGAAGAAACCGAGGAAGAAACCGAAGAAGAAACTACAGACGAGGCTCCAACAGATGATAGGGAGGATGACCCATTCCCAGATCCATTGCCAGCGCCGGAACCAGAACCTGAGCCAGAACCTGAACCTGAGCCAGAACCTGAGCCTCCGCTTGATGACGCACCTAAAAAATGTCCAGAAGGTTATTTTTACTCTGAAGTAACAAAACAATGTGAGCCCATAAGACAAGCGCCGCAAGAACCAGAACCTGCGCCTGAACCTGAGCCTGAGCCTGAACCAGAACCTGAACCCGAGCCAGAGCCAGAGCCAGAACCAGAACCAGAACCAGAACCAGAACCTGAGCCTGAGCCTGAGCCAGAACCCGAGCCTGAGCCTGAACCAGAACCTGAGCCAGAACCAGAGCCGGAGCCGGAACCAGAACCAGAGCCGGAACCAGAACCTGAGCCTGAGCCAGCACCTGCACCTGCACCTGAGACTGAAGAATATCCTTGGGAAGGCACATACGGTGATAATGCTGAATATGAAGAAGCTCTCGAAGACTGGGAGCAAGGCGTTCCTCGTTACGAAGATTATAGAGACATGGAGGCTTATGAAGAAGCTGTTCAACGATGGGAAAACAGCTACCCCCGAATGTCTGATGAGTTAGCTGAGGAACGCTATGTAGAACAAGTAGCAGAAGACTTTGAAAACGAAAATGCACGTTACGAAATTATTGGCTCTGAAATTATTGACGGCGTACGTGTTTATACGGTGCGTGATCGTGAAACAGGAGAAACATTTGAGGCGGTTGCTGGAGACGTAGAGGGTGGAGAGCTGTACGATCCTCGCGGTACGGACACGGGGGAAGCGCCTATTGAAACAGATCCTGAGCCAGAGGATGAGGACGAACCTGAGCCAGAGCCCGAGCCTGAGCCTGAGCCAGAGCCAGAGCCCGAGCCTGAGCCAGAGCCCGAGCCAGAACCTGAACCCGAGCCTGAACCAGAGCCAGAGCCGACACCAGATTCAGCACCGTAGCCGGAACCCGAGCCAGAGCCTGAGCCAGAGCCCGAGCCTGAGCCTGAGCCTGAACCTGAGCCTGAGCCTGAACCTGAACCCGAGCCTGAGCCTGAGCCTGAACCAATGGGACCACCTATGTCAATTAGAATTAAACCTGGACCATCGAATAATAATT